GCCCGTTCGTACTCCGGCACATCTCCAAGTCCAACTTCCGGCAGGTAAGGGGCAACCCCTGCCCGTTCAAGTAGATCAGGGTCAATGGACTTCTCCAGTGTCGGCAAATCTGGAAGCTGTCCCGGCGTGTAATCCTGTGCGAGTTGACCGAGCAACTCTCTCGCGGCGAACCCTGTTGGATCGCTTTTCTCCAGCAGATCACGCGCCTTGGTAACAAAGTCATCACCATACTCATCTGAGAAATCCAGCAGGAACTCAGCCTGTTCAGCACCGTATTCCTTTTCCCATTCCCAACGCTTGACAGCACGGTCAATGTCGCCCATGCCAGAGAAGTCAACGTCTATGGCTTCGTCACGCAGTACATCAGCTTTCTCTCCAATTACGTTACCGTTTTTATCGTAAGTAGTTTTGTAATATCTGGATACCGGGATTTCAGGAGCGTCCGGGTCATCGCTCATCTTGTAGCCAGTAAGGGTTTTAACCTGTTCAGTTATTCCCTGTTGACCCCCAAAATCCGCGCCAGCACTATATAAACCTCCTTCAAATGACTCGTCTGACCACGATTTGACCACCGGATCGTGCCACTTCTTGCCTATGAGATTCTTCGCCCAAGCCTCCCCGGAACGATCTGTGACTTGAGGGGCGTTATTACCATGTGTCACACTTTCCTCTACTCCCTGAATTTCGCCTAACGACCCAATAATTAGGTTTATATGCCCTCTTTTCCAGTAGCTGGGCTGTTTTGAACTCCCCTGTGTAATAAGCTTCTTGGTAAGGGTTTGAGGCCCGCTTACCTGAATGTCGGTATGCGAAAACTGCGGAACCATCCCCTCCTTAACGGGAGTTGTTTCCTTGGAATACTTGATCCTAGAGCCGTCTTCGTTACGCACATCACGCATCAACTCGTCGCCAAACTCCATTGCGCGGGAGAGCTTCGCCATATGCTCGGCTGTCTCAATGTTCGCGGCAGCTATCTCATATGCTGATGGCGGTGTTGGTGGTGCTGGTGCGCTGCTTCCTTTTCCCATGATCTTATTCCTTGATTAAACGTCTCCGTGCCTTGTCCATAGGCACACAAATTATCTTGTCATTATGCTTGGGCCGTACCCAAGCGATTAAGTTGCAGTCCTTCCCAAATCTGTTCCACATTTGCGTGTATAAATCCTTCAACACACCCGGCTTGGTTGCCACAGTAGCATCCACATAACAAATCTTCCCGCCTGTGTCCTTATAGTCCTCACGACAATCATCTTCACTATCAACATAACGCAGGAGTGCCGCGCCAACCATCTTTCCTCCGCTGAACGTCACAAGGTATCTGCCTTTGACGACAAACCACCTCACCCATTCCAACAACCTCGGCAACGGCCAGTCAGCGCAATGCTCAAGGTGCTTCTGGAACAAGCCCGCTATTCCGATTGTCATGGCGTCTGCGCTGTTCATCTTTCAGGGGTGATGGGTTGTCCAAAGGCACTTGACTGGACTGAATGCAACGCAAGTCTTCCGCCATCTGCCTTCACCTTGAACTGTAACTGGTTGAACCTGCCCTTGGATACCATGTTGAATCCCTTGCGAATCAGGTTGGTGTCTGCCGGGAGGGAAAGGCTTGCCTCCAGTTCCGTGCCGCTGGATGACAAGTCCTTGTAATAGTTTATGTCACCCGTGATTGCGTCAGCATGGATGTTTCCAAAGTTAAACTGGGTGGAGTAGCCGATCTTGTCCCCCCAAGTTTCGCCAAAGGTATAAGCTCGCGTTTGGATATAAGATTCGTAGGTTGACTCTCCATCCCTGTAATCCGCAATGGTGGTGGCGTCTTCCGGCGTTGAATCATCCCAAGTATATTGCTCTCCATTCTGTGTGCCAATGTTCAGCTTCAGTTCCCCGCTAAATGCGCTGATAACAAAGGCTCTCGCCTCCCAGCCAGACCAATGACCGCACCAAGCAGATGCAAGGAGGTTGAAGACCAGTACGGTGTCCGGTGTCGTAGCTGAATCCAGCGGGACAGAAAGCATATAACGATTGCGCCAGTAAACTGCCGTGCAAGTGCTGACCGCAGCCTGATTGATGCGCCCAATGTAGTCGTTAATGTTACGGCTGATGGGAAGAGAAACGTCCGTCTCTGTACCTGCCTGAATAGATTGCAATGACCTTACGCCATCACGGGAAAGGAACATAATATCCGCTCCAACCTGCTGAACTGTTCCGTCTGCCACACATCCAGTCCGGTTATTGACCAGCTTGATGCTCCATTGGGAGGCTTTGAGTGTTGGATCAGCGTTAACCTTGTAAATGCTTCTCTCCTTGAACACATACAGGTCAAAGTTCTGTCCGGGCATCAGGGCAGTGATGGGGTCACGGTCATTGCCGATCCGTAGGTTGTCTGCCGCCAAATCCCAAGCGTCTCCGTCAAGAATTTGACTGCAATACAGGGTATCCGCCGGGACATCCGTATCTGCGCTGGTGGCGAACAGTCTGTTGGTGTGGGTTACAATAAATTTAGGTTTGCTGGGAGTTTGGGTAACATTAGCAGTCCCAACTGCGTCTGTTCCGCCTGTTGGGGCGGCTGCGAAGCTCACAGCGGGCGGTGTGTCCTTGCTGTAGCCAGTTCCCTCGTTGGTAATGGTCACACCCACCACTGACCCGTCGTAACCGAGGATCGCGGTTCCCAATGCCGTAGTTCCGCTGGTTGGAGCGGCAATCGTGACAGTTGGAACAGCGATGTAGCCACTACCGCCTTCTGAAATGGTGATGCTACTGATTTGACCCGCCGTAATTGTCACCGCAGTCACAGGATCAACAGAACCATTGACATAACGCAGGTCAGCCGATCCATCCGTGTAATACATCCGGTTGTTCAACTGGGCAAATCTAACCTTGGCCCCGGAAACAAAGGTTGCCCCGGTTAACAAGGTAAAGGCTCCAGCTTCAGTTGCAGCTTTCAGGTAATCCGAGCCATCAGCTATCATCAGGTACTCAACACTGCCCGTGTCAAAGTAGCCAAGGGAAATAACGGGGGCAACCAACCCTTCCCAAAGCCCATCCTCGTCTTCCCAAAGTGCATCCGTGTCTTCCCAGATCAAGTATCCCGCAGAAAGGCTTGTCCCCCTGCGCGTGACTGCATTTCCAAATTCATCAAGGTCAATGTTCTTGCCCTCGGCATAAGCGTTCTCCGGTATCAGGTTTGAGCGGGAGGCACTGACTTGACCGCCCACAAAGCTGTTGTTCCCGTCCAGTATAACGGGGTCATCCAATACTTCATTTGCGATAACAGGCATTACGCTACAAAATCATCCCTTGACCAGTGATCCACCACCGCCGGGATGATGACACTCACCTTGTCCTGCTGCACATTGTCCAGATCACGGCATATTTGCAGTAGATTAGCCGCTTCAGTAAATTTAACCTGCGCCTTCTGGTATTGCATGGAGCGTTCCAGCATATCACCCTCCGAATACGCCAGTAAGGCGTTCTCTGCCCCATTGATTACGGGGCTATCCGAGTCACCCATCTCCACGAACTTCAACTTGCCAAGGGCATAGAGGGTTCCGGCATTCTTGGGCGTGGCAATGGGTTTGATCCGGCAATAACCGCTGGCATCAGGCGGAAGAGGGACAAAGTTCTGAGGATTAGCCCTGCGATTGGTGGTGTTGTTCCACATATTCGGGTTTAGCTGGAAGAACTGAACCCAACTCGCCCCCACACACTCCAATCCATCCTCTTTCCCCGTCTCCGTGAACTTCACGGCTACAATGAAGTCCAGCTTCGGGGCAGTTGAGGCAACGGTGGAGGAAGTCGGGTAATAAAATATGGTTGGATCGTCAGATAAGGTGATGACTTCATCCTCTGCAGAGACTGAAGTTGAGACAACGCCCATAGAGTTCGTCCAGAGCGAGGCTTGAAACATCATCCGATAACGATTGTTAATGAACTTCTTGCAAGTCACCACAGACGCACTGTCCGTGTCGCTCATCTTCGTCGTTATCTGGTCTGCCAATTCAGTTAATGTCATCAGTCTCCCCTCTCTATCTCCGATTCAAGCTCTGCGATTGTGTCCAGAGCCTCCCTCACCCAGTCAGGAGCCGCTATCGTCGCCGCCTGAAACTGCGGGTGAGCTATCATCCTCTCCCCGTTGTCCAGACGAGGCGAGAAGCACCCCGTCAATAGCAGCACGATTGCGATCACGCTTTTCTCCCAACCGCTCCAGTGCCGCCTTGTCATCCAGCTTGTCTCCAATCCTCTCCACGGCTTCCACCAACTTCGGTAGGGCCGCTAAACCCTTCAACGCCTCCAATATCATTTCTTCTTCGTGGCATATTCCTTCATCGCATCCACGATTCCCTGACCGCCAATGTACGCAGGGACAATTATGACCACTGCGCCTATTACGCGCTCTGCCACTTCCGGCGTCAGGTTCAGCCAGTCAGTTGCCACAACGAGCAAAAGCCCTCCGAGTGCAACCCACAGTTTCCGTGATTTAAGTTTTTCTTTCATTGTTCTTTTAGTAGTTTAGCAATTTTAACCGCTGTCCATACACAAGTCATGGCAAGCAGCAGTATCTTCAGTATCAACTCAAGGTCAGTCAGGCTGACTGCGGCTAACACGCCACCGTTCACCCCGAACATCTTGAGATATTCACTCATGTCATCCATTTGCATCCACCCTGTTCATCCTGAAATTATTCGCTCGGTGCAGTAGCTTGCCACGCGAATGGCTTGCTGGTCGGCCTTATCTTCGCCGCAGCAATCTGCGAATCCAGAGACTCCTGAAAGCCCCTTTCCTCAGCTACCGTATTGGCGATTTCAATCGCCCATTCCTCTGTCAAGTCTTCAAAGGGAATGAAGTTATCCGGGTCAGGCGCAGGGAGCTTGTGCATTGTATCAATGTACGCACTGTATTCTCCGTCTGTTCCGGTCATCCCGCAGACTAAATCCACGACCACATTGCTGAGATCGCCTTCGTCCTTCTGAAGAGCCTCTAGTCGGCTCCATGTGTATGTGTTTGCCATAATCGGTTATGTGTTGTTGTTTCTTTTTGCCCTGCCGCGTTTCTTTAGTTCATCAATCGCTTGACGGCGATGCGGCGAGCGTTGGCGGCAACACCATTTCAGGTCAATATCACTCAACTCGGCAGCGTTGGTTCCATCCCCCTCAATGAAGGCTGGGCCATCTACGCACACCTCAGCGAACTTCGCCAAACACTTCACCGCCTCTGCCAGTTCATCCAGCGTGAGGTTGTCGGTGTCTTTGCCTTGCAGAATATTTTTAGTGTTAGCGTCCATAAATTGTTATGTGTTACTTTTTATACAAAAGCCGCCCAGTACGCGACTCCAGACGGATCATGCCCAGTCTCGAACCAGCAACTGTTTGAACCCTGATCTCCGGTTGATACTAGCGTGGCGCAAGGATGACTATTAGCTTGGTAGCTTCCAGAGGCAGTGTAGATTTGTCCGGTCGGAGCCTGCCCTTGGGCCATATCGTAAGCGGTGTAGATTTTATCATCGTTATAGTCTGAGGTGATATACATATCTACATACTCATCGTAATGCTGAAAATCTACAGGAACCACGGTTATTTTCCGCCCTTCTGGAACAGTGTCGGACTCTGGGATGGTCACGTTATAATCGGAACTGTTGCTGGGGCAGTTTACTATTAATATCTGGTCATTGCCGTCCTCCGAAATAGTGACACTGCTGCCAGTCGTCTTAACTGTAACAGTCGTTGATGCGCCTCCAGCATCCTCCCATGTGGCTAATCCGTCTGCGTCCGAGGTCAGCACCTTGTCAGCACCGGGAACTCCTCCGGTAATCTTTATCTGCCCGTTTATCTCAAGCTCCGAATCTGGATCAGCGACTCCGATGCCGACTTTGCCGCCCTGTAAAATGGTGAGGGCTGCTTTTTCACTCCCACCGTTATAGACATCAAAATTGATACTGTTGTTAGTGGCTGTTCGCATTGCCCACAGCGCATCCGACCCAATGATGTTCCCCGTTGTTGCGTCCCCCGGATTGACTGTATCAGTCTGAACGCCGTTTGCATAAATTGCACCCTGCTCAACGTGCAGCTTTGCACTTGGCG